AGTACATAGACTTTTTGCCTTGTACCCACAGCCAATACAGGATCACCGTCATTATCGGAATATGCATACATCCCGATAGGTGTTCCTGTAAGAGCTGTGTTTCTTAATTTGTTCCAGCCACCTATAGGTTTTAGGTAGCCATTTTCAAAGCGTACTAAATTCCCGTCTACCCAACGGCCTTTGTTTCCGTAATCAGTTCCGTTCTTGACGATTCCAGCTGGAGGGGTGATAGGAAGTAATGCCATTCACTTATGATCCTATAGTCTTGGTAACTGATGTAGGTGTTATCTTCTCTGCTATCTGAGCATCTAAACCTTCTTTTAAAGCTGTAACTTCGTCAGCTCCTAAAGCTGCTTCAACCCAACCTTGAACGTCAGAGCTTGTTAAGTCTGCAAAGGCTGTGAAGCTAGAGATACTATCAGTATCTAAACCTTGGCTTCCGTAGACTTCTGCTGTCTGTGGATTACCATCCGCATCGTTATTAGCATCATCCGTTGCTGTTAGTCTCCAATGTACGTTATACACGACATCAGCGTTGCTGTCTTTAGTTGGGTAAGTGTCGACAGTACTCACATCCCATGCATAATTAATTGCCATTATTATTCTCCTTTGAGGGTTTGTATTTCAGTCTTTAACTGTTCTATTTGTTCTTGTTGTTCTTGCATTGCTTTCAACATTTTGAACATTAAGTCTGTGTTATAAATTGATTTGTAAGGTTCTTCTCCATCAGGTGCTTTATCTGCCCATCCGTCTTGATTAACTAAACTTAAGTCTACTGTTTCTGTTTCTTGTGCTATTAAACCAGTATGTATTTTTTCATCTGTTTGGTCATGATATTTAAACGTACGTACCTTCAGATTGTTTATTATATCTAGTGCATTTGGAGCATCTTGTATGTCTGTTTTTAATCTTGCATCCGATAAATTGGAGTCGTTGCTTTGATAATTAGCAATACCACCATTTGATAAAATCACTAATCTATTTGTCGGAGAGCCATCTAAATCATCTTGACATGCTAAAAACGTAGACGTTCCGTTATTAGGTTGATAGTTAAATCCAAACGTAGCAACGTAAGGTGCTGATGAAGATGGGTTTCTTGTATTTGTTAATCTTAAACAATCTCTTGATTCTGATTCTACTATGTGCGTTTTTGCTACAGTAGTGTCTGTAGTTCCTATGCCTACGTTTCCAGATGTATCAATACGCATTCTTTCTGTATCATTCTGTAAGAGAACTACATTTGCATTTGAAATAGTACCAAATACTGCATTGTTAGCCCATGCCGAATTTCCTACAGAGCCACCACCTGTACCCATAACAACTACTGCTGCTGTACTATTAGCATTTTCTACATCTAGTTTTGAATAAAGACTTGCTCCATCTTCTTGAAATCTTGCTATAGGGTAACCTGAAGTTTCTACCACATGTAATTTTTTAGTAGGACTGTCAGTTCCTATGCCTACGTTTCCAGATGAATCAATACGCATTTTTTCTGCGCCGCCAACTTCATAAATATAATTAGCTACGGAATTAAACATAAAATCATTACCCGATGCTCTTACGTTATGTGAAGAATTGCTACCAAAAGCACCACCAGCAGAGCCAAAATAAAATTTCACGTCTGAATCAGCAGAGCTAAAATGTATGTCATTTGAAGAGTTTATTTCAATGTTAGGAGTTGTACCTACTGCTGAACCTCTACCAATTACTAAATCATCAGCAGAATCATCTAAACCAATATAGTAATCTTGAGCATTACCATCGAAAACAATCTTAGTGTCTTCTGCGCCACCATCACCTATTGTTAGCGTAGGTGTTGTTCCCGCTAGTGTTATGTTTGCGTTTGCAGTAAGTAAACCTGAGACTCCTAAAGTGCCACTTGCAGTTAATGTTGTAAAAGTACCTGCGGCGGCCGAACTGCCGCCAATAACAGCACCATCTATTGTGCCGCCGTTGACATCAACAGTATTATTTGCAGTTATAGAAAATGGCATAGTAATCCAGGCATTGTTCGCACTGTTTCTGAGTTTTAACAGATTATTGCCTGTATCTATCCACCATTCATAAGCATAAGTCGTACCAGGCTCAGAAGATCCACTATTGTTAGAAGATATGGCCAATGCCATATTATTGATGTCTGCTCTGACTGTCGCGCCAGATGCGTTTGCTATTACATAATCGTGCTGTGCCATTTAAAAACCACCTGTAATTTTGTTTTGAAAAACCGTAAGTTGCATATTCATATTGTCAATATCCCCTTGCTAGATAGTAAGCGGTCCTGGATATTCCTGTGCCGCTTGAGTTATAAAATCTAAGTGTAAAACCTGTAGCAGAACTGCTTGTTATAGCGTAGTAGTCACCTGTGTCCATGTCATTTGCAGTAATAGCAATCTGTGGTGTTGCTAAGAAAGGCGTATCGTAAGTAAATGAAGATCCTGCTGCATTAGTTGTTGCTGTTTCTGACTCAAACCTAAAGTATACTTCTGCTTTTGCTACTAATTGCGATACGTTTATCTGGTGCGTTGTATCACCTGTAGTGCATTCTAGTTTAAATCTATGACCTCTGCCGTAGTAATTACCTATAGTAAATTCTTGATATGCTGACCAGGTTGCAGATCCGCTTGCAGGATCATCATTTGTAGAACTGATAAACAATGTAGCGTCAACATCATCAAAAGTATTGGCATCTATAGCATCCCAAGTATCTATATTTCCTGCTCTGTTATCCCATATATCAGACGTTGCAAGTGTAGTGAAAGTCACGCTGCCAGATAGGGTTGCTGACATTACACGCGTAAGATCTATTTTGTCTGTGAATTCGTAAGATCCTGACGTGTCTACACCACCTATAGCGTCAAATAATCCCCAAGTATCTATATTCTCTGTTTTATCGTCTATGAGTGTATCAGCTTCAAATTTAAGGACACCGCTATCTGCGTCAACAACCATGTTTGTTTTAGTACCTGCAAACGTTGTATCTGTTATTGTTGCCTGATCACGTTTATCAAGAACAGAAGGGGAAATAGTGTTTACAATACTTGTAGCGTTAACAGATTTGTTACCTGTAGAGTCTACTGCTTTTATTAAATACGTACCTGTTAACAACGGCATTTGTGCAGAATTAGATGAACCAGGAACATCAGATCCTATTTTTAGTGCCTGGCCCCATGTTGCACCGCTTGTAGCTACAGAATGCCGTATCTCAAATGTGCCGCCAACTTTGACATCTAGATCTGTAGTAGGTGCCCAGGACAAATTAGCTTGCGTACTTTCTATACGTAAATAAAAATTAGATACGTCTTGTGGTGCCGCACTTAGGCCTGTTATTTCTGCTGTGGTGGTTGCGTAAGGTGATTTTATACCTGCATCGTTTACAGCACGTACCCTAAAATCATAATCACCTGGCGCAATATCAAAAAACTCAAAGAAAGTACCAGTTGCAGATCCTAAACGCTCAAAGTTTGTTGTTTCAGAAGTTAGCTTGTACTCAACTTCATAACTTTCTATGTATATACCAAGTGCTTCCCATTCTGCGTTGCTTTGTGCAACCCACGACAATACTGCTTTTGCTTTGACACCTGAACCTGCTGTTGTGGATATAAGTGATTCAACAACGCCAGTTATACCAGGCGCATTGACGGCAGGCAGTATAGATGTGCCTTTAGCATTTAATAATACTGTTGCATAATCAGACATAAATCCTGCTGTGTTTACGGTCCTAATAGCAAACTGATAAACACTAGGATCTAAATTATCTATAGTGAATTGTGTTCCTGTTACCGTTCCTGCTTGTGTATATGTTTTGCCAGTCGCACCTTGTATATATGCTACTTCGTAATGTTTTATGTAAGGCGTGGTAGGTGCTACCCAAGATAAACTAATCCTATTAGTAACTTTAGGATCGTTAAATAAAAGACTCTCACTAGCGGTTAAATTAAGAGGTGCAACCACAGTATCTAAAGAAGGCAAAGCTGTATTTGGTGCTGTATCAAACGTTTTTGCAGTACCTACGGTATACACGTCTGCATCATATTCCCTAGCTACAATAGAAACTTCGTCACTTGCTTCAATGCCTACTTGTATAACTCTAAATAGTTTACCTGCTCCACTGTTTAGATTGGACCAACCAGGTGCGTCAAGTTTTATGTAAATGACGTCGCCTACTTCTGCTAACAATCCTTCTTGTGTTGTATTAAATTCAATCAGTATGTTTTGTCTACTTTGCTTTAAAACTTGCTCAGAGATCATCTGTGCTTGGTAGTAATCTGCTGTAAATGGCAGTTCTATTTTTCTTTCTAACAGTAAACCGTTATCCTGCGTTTTATATGTACTGCTTTCTGAATAAACGAAATCAGCTTGCCATTCATTTTCAGGATTAAAGAAGTTTGCTTGTACTCTATTGGCCAGACTTTGTTTGCCTGGTAACGTAATATTAAAGTTAGGCATTATGTTTGACTCGTCAAAAGTTAAACTTGCGCTTTCAGGTTTATCAATAATTAGTTTGTAAAACCCACCACTAAACACAAGCATACCTCTGCAAGATGTCAGCATTTTGTTAAGTATGTCCATGCTTGATTCGCCTACAGTTACTACGCCATTCATCGTGAATCTTTTTTGTGTAATTGTTGTGCCATCGTCTTTAGTGATAGTTATTTTTTCATCACAATAATTTGCAGCAGCTTCAAAGGAACTATTACTAATTTGGCTTGATGGTATGCCTTTTCCATAAGTTGTATTTATAAGATAGTCTCTTATACATAAGGCAGGGTTATTACTGTAACGCTCTACAGAAAATGCAGATCCAGAATAGGTGTTTCTGGTATCTTCAACAACTTTACCTAAAACATCTGCATTGATAGTAGGCACACCAGATCCCCACACGTCAGGATCAGATTCTAATTGCACATATAGATAAGCTACACCGCGTAATCTATATTCAGAAGTCCACTCAAATGGTCTGCCCTCAGAATTTGCAACAGCAAGCAATTCTGCATCTGCCGCCTGATTAGCTTCACCTCTATGTACACTGATATAAGCTTTGCCTTCAAAACGCGGATCCATTTGCGGCCAGATCTCTACATTATTTGCATAAACCTTTTTTATAGCACCTATAGGCCCCTCACAAAGTGCTATGACCATATTTAAATAATGGTTAGGCATTTGACCATTTGGATAACTTTCGTGTGGCTCTTTTAGGTAACTAGGAGAAGTTGAAACAAAGACCTGAACACCACCTACGCGCCTTGCGCCATATATGACAGGTAAAGGTGCTGAACTAGATCTACTATTGCTCAGAACTGTTGCGCCTTGCTGTGCTAATCCAATTTCAGGGATCTTAAATAAGCTATTTACATAATTGCCTGCTGAATAAAAGAAAGCGGCGGCGGCTACATAACCTATAACTTGTTGGCCTACTATGCTTGCACCTGCGGCCCAAGCTAGTCCTGAAAAGAACCTTACTACACCTGCTACAAAATTGACTGCCTGTGGCATTAGCTAATCCTTATACTCCAATTATAAAAACCAAAATCTAGCACCTTAGTGATGCTAGTTTTGCCATCTTCTGGTACCGATAAAACATTAGTACCCATGCAGATATGCCCCATTTCAAATGCTTCATCATGCACTATTAAAATATCACCAGTCCTAGCTAACTTAGGTGGTAGCCTGGTTGCATTTAGTTCTTGTACTATGCCATCTGTAAAACTGTATTTTTGTTTTTTATTAAACTTAACCGCGCCAATCTTTGTTTTGTATTTACCATAGATCATTTGTAATACATCTTTGCCCCATACCTCGTCTAAATATTTAAGGACCAACGTATTACAGTCATTTGTACCCCAGGCAAAAGGTGTATCAAGTTCCTTTTGTGCAAATGCTATAGTTTCTAAATCTCTCATTCTGGTACTGCAAAATGTATATTTTCTTGCGGTTTTGCCGCATTGATACTGATTGTAGTGTTTTTCTTACCACCTCTGGCCGCGCTAGTAGCCTTAACAGGTAGCTTTACATAAGTATAGGCGCCACCGCCAACAGCAGTAGCAGTAGCGGTAGTAGCAACAGTGACCGTGAAGCTATTAGCATCAGGTACGCTTGCTACTGTATGTGTTTTGTTCAGATCTGAAGCAGGTACACCACCTACATCAATACATCCTATGATTGTTACACTATCTCCAGTAGCTAAACCATGTGCAGTGTGGTGAAAGGTGACAGTCGTGCTTCCTGAAGTCGTTGCTACAAATGGGCTATTGGGTGACAAACCATCTATAGTAACGCTGTCACCTCCACCGTAATTCACTGTACTGGTTACTGTGTCTGTTACTGTTATATTTACTGCATCATTGCTTTTTATAGATGCTATTGTTTTTGTACCGTTAATGCTCGTATCTGGAACACCACCTACTGCGGCGGCTCCTGAAATAACTATATTTTCTCCTACATCAAAACCATGATCTGCAATATTGACTGTAAATGTATTTGGAACAGTCGTATCAGTAGATATAGGCGGTGCAGTTGTTTTTTCTTGTTTGACTATTTCAATCTTTGCAGTTCTTACGCCGTTGCTTGCAACTTCTTTTACTTTAAAAGGTTTATTCACTAGATCTATTTCAGATATGCCACCTATATCACCAGTGTTTTTTAAAGTTACATATTGGCCCTCAACAATAGTCTCTGTTGGATCTAAAATCTCAACTTCATTTTCTTTATTAGTTGTAGTCTGCGTTTTGATACCAGTTGTAACAGGTGGCTCACCATAAATAGTCAAACTTCTGCCGCCTGCAAAGTTTTCAACTACGCTTACTGTTTCATCAATGTCAAAGTAAAAAACATTATCATCATCAACGGTTACTGTTTGCTCTCCGTTGATAGAACTAGCAGGCACGTCAGTTGTGCCTTCAGCACCACCGATATCAACCGTATCACCTGTATTGTAACCATGCTCTGCTACATTGACATAAATTCTATCGCCTAAATCTGGATCTACTAAGATAGGATTGCCCCAAGGATTAGTTACAACTTGTGACTCAGATCCAATACCGCCTGTGTTTACATAAGAAGCGCCTGTAAGTTCACCTGTTAAAGATCCTGCGCCTTCTACTCTGTTACCGCCGTTAAACTCTTGGCCCCAAACTATGTCTTTTATGATTTGTGATGCGTAAATAAAACCTTTGTCGCCAGGATAATACAACTGTTGATTTTCGTGATTTGTGTATCGTCCTGGTGTTTTTTCAAAATCTACAAATTGATTTGAAACTGTAACACCTATGGTTGCTAAACCTGAATCTGTATCTTCTGTGATAACAGGGTTATCCATTCTTCCATCAAATATAATTACAGGATCCGCAATCAAAGCATTAGAAGTGTCTATAAATGCTTTTCTGATAACTACGCGCCTATCAACATAATTTTCTGTAAGAAATAAGTTTGTGTATTGTTGATCTACACCAGATAAACCCAGTGTAATCTTAGAAGCTGATATAGATGCAGATTCTTCTATAGTGTCAAAATTTAAAAAGAAACCTAACGCTGTATATGTGTTGCTGTTATAGGTTATGTCTCTAAAGTTATCAGTAACGTAATAAGTGGCACTATCTAAGTAAACTTCTACAAGATGCAGTGGATGTGATTGATCTTTTACAATCTCATTCTGGAAAGCTGTTGTACTTCCTCTATTTGCCACTATATCACCTCAACAAGTTCTATTTCATATTGGTAATATCCTGATGCGTCAGTTGTGTATTGTCTGTTGTCACTTGAGAAAGCGACCTGAAAAGGAACAGACGCAATCGTTAATGTTTCATCATCAGCAACAGCACTATCTAATTTAGGTGCAAAATTTAAAGTTGCTTCACCAGATCCATCACTGCTCATATCTGCTGTAGCCATATAAACTTTTGTATGGCCTGAAAATTTAAAAAAATCACCAGATCTTAAAATATTAGATGTGCTTGCAGTTAATCCATCTAAAGCGGCAGAAGATACACCTGCTGCCAATGCACCGTTAACTACTGGTGTTTCACTAGATACGCCTCTAGTTGTGCCTATTGTTGTTGGCACCCAAGTAAAAGTCTCAAATTGTCCGCGTTGTGCAACGCTGAATGCGTATATAGGATCTAAATCAGATCTAGCTAAAGGTGGAAATATACATTTGAATAACCATCTTTGCCCACCTCTAGATCTAACCTGTCTACGCAAGTTATTAGCAACACTGATAAGCGTAGGTTCAACGCTTTGTACTTCTATGCTGACTGGTTTTGGAGTGCTTGGAAATGTTCCGCTCATCCTAATGGTCCTCTTTTACCGCGCTTTCTAAATGATTGTTCAACAATACCTACAATAGTTGGCGCTTGTTCTGCTATAGCGGCTGTTGCGCCCTTTGAATCAAAGGCTTTAATTTCATAAGTAATGTTAACGTTAGTGTCTCCACCACCTGCCATAGCTAATTGGTTGTTAGGTACTATGCCGCCGCTTTGCCCTGGTATAAATAATTCTGGTCCTTTTTCACCTACTAAGTATGGTCTACCTGCTGTTACAGGTCCACCGTTAGCGCGTGGCTCAAAACCAAAAAATCCTGTTACAGCGCCTACAGCTTTTTGTACTACAAATATCCTTATAAGTTCTGAAATTATGGCTTTAGCTATTTGGTCCATAGTATCTTTGAGACCTTCTGCGCCTGTGCGTATATTCATAAACGCATTAACTAAACCATCTTCTAGGTTTTTGGCTACATCTTCACCTAGTTTAGATAGATCTTCAAACTTATTAGCGCCATCGTTAAAGACTTTTCCAAAACCTTCTGCAAACTTTTCTAAGTTAGGAAATGCTTCTAATAAATTTTGATTTGCTTCGTTTATTTTTTCTATTGATTCTGTTGCCATCTCTGTGCTGTCTAAGAAATTACGTACTGCATTTGCCATTTGTTGCATACGTTTTTCAAAATCGTTGGCTTCAGGTGGCTCCATCATTTTTTCAATGGCGCGCTCTGCTTCAGCAAAGTTACCTTTCAAAATGCTTATAGGTATACTTAAATTATTAAGAGTTTTGCCAACTGAAATACCAAAATCAATAACTGATTGTCCTACAGATCCAATAGTTTCTATAAGAGTTGCAAATGCTTCTACTAATTGATCTTTAATAATAATACCTAGTTGATCAAATGTGCCTTCTACATCCCTATTTGTGCGCAATGTTTCTGTAAGTCTGCCAGATAAAGCATCAAGCGCAGGTAAAAATGCACCTAATATACCTGCAACTATAGCGTTAATTTGTTTCTTAACTCTATTTATACTATCAGCAAATTTTTCTGCTCTATCTACAGTGACATTGCTTATCAGCAATCCTAGATTTTCTGCTTCCTTACCAAATTGTTTAAGTCCTGCTGATCCGTCTCTGAGAGTTGTTACTAAAGCTACACCTTCTGAGTCAAAGAACTTAAAAGCTAATCTTATTTGTTCAGAAGAATCTTTTGTATTTGCTATAGCATCTGCAACATCAAAAAACACACTTTCTACATCTCTTAGAGTACCGTCACTGTTAAATAAACTAATGTTTAGATCTTCTAGTGCCTGTTTTGCTTCACCTGTACCTCTAGCTGCTTCAGCAGTTCTACGTATAAACCTCTGTAAACCCATATCTAAAGCTGATACTTTTACGCCTGTTTGCTCTGCCGCAAATCTTAGTTTTTGTAAAAATATAGGATCTACACCAAGTTTCTCTGACGTTTTACCTATTGCATCTAGCATTCCGACATATTTAGCAACTACTAGAGATATAGCGCCAACTGTAGCAGTTATACCAACTGCAACTTTGCCTAAAGATTTACCCAGGCCTGCTGCCATAGATCCTGCTTTAGCTAAACCTGTTGATAATTTTTTGATTGGCTGACTGAACTTGTCAACAGCCGATATGATCATTTTAAAATTATCCACGTTTGTTTTTATCCTCTAATATTTTTATATATGCCATCCAACCGACAAACTCGTCAATTGTTATCGCGCCTAACTCCTCTAAGGTTTTACCCAATCTATCTGCTAATGCGTATTGCGCGAATAAATCCGCATCAGCATTTATTTTTTTTCAGCAGTCTCCAAATCGTCAGTTCCCATTATCCAAGAACCAACCTTTGTCATAACTCCTACGTCTACACTGTTCAGAAGCTTATATTTATCATCCATAGTAAACATTTTGTCGCCGTTTTGATCTAGTGCCTTATGTATCAAGGCATAGGCCAACAGTTCTAATTCGTTGTTCTTAGATAATCTATATAGCTTTTGACTTTCGTTTAACGTTAATGGTTTTGCATAGATGACTAATGGACCACTCTCATCGCCCCATTCTTCAACGCTCAGTGACTTTACATCCTGAGCGTTAAAGTGTGCGACCGCTCTATCTATTGCGCTCATATTATTACACCGTTGACGTTGTTACCGCACCGCTATACGTAGCAGCTATAGTAGCTTCAACCATGCCATCAAAAGATCCTGTTATAGATTTCGATGTAACAATAGCTGTGCCTGTGTAATAAGTATCACCACTATCTGCGCCTTCTGGATATAAGACCAAAGTAACAGATGATCCAGGTGCTAATGCTACCTGTCCATTTGTATCAGTTTCATCCCAAAATACGTCTATAGAAGCATCAGCAGCAGTCAATCCCGCAAGATATGTTCTTGCTGTATCGCCCATAGCTGTATCTTCTATAACATCACCTGTAGTGTTTATGGTCCAAGTTCTAACCTCTGCAACAGTGTTAGCGCCTACTTTGACCAGGCCATCTTTACCTGCGTGTGTTGCCATTTCTATTCCTCGTTATTTTTATTTTTTTTACTAACAGACTTAGATTTCTCTTCAGTCCAACCTTTGCTTAACAAATACTCCACCTGGCTAGCGTGTGCATCAATGCTATCTTTGCCATTTGGAGAATATAATTTTGCCATATTTGCTCCTTACACCGCCGTTTGTGGTGCATTTTCTATAGTCATATATTCTACGTTATAAGTCATAGATACAACCGCTACAGGCTGATCACCTTCGCCGTCATACTCTATGTCAGTAGATATGATGTAAGAGTTTTTAGCTAAGCCGTTAAGCGTAACATCATTACCCATAGCCGTTTCCACTTCTTCTGCGATAGTGTCAACGGTATCATCATAATTACTGACTGCTTTTACATAGCCTTCAATAACTAAAGATAAGTTTCTAGATACAGTTCTTGCCCCTGTTATAGTCACAGGCTCGCTTTCTTCTGTTTTCGTGTAAATCAACAAGCCAGGCAAATTAGCAGATCCTAAAGGATAAATCCTAGACTGATAAACCCTAGATGCAGTAGTAGTCAACCCTGTTAGGGTTGTAGCTGCTCTTTCTCTAAGTTGTTGCCTAACGTGTGCCATTACTGTTGTTCAAGAATTAGCGTTGTTGTGCCTACACCATCTGGCTGAACGTTGATAATGTTATAAGTGACAGAATTGATTGTTATAGTGTCTCCGATCTCAACATTAGTCATATCAGAAGATCTGCCTGTTGCTACAGGCTGAGTTCCTTCAACTTCCATACCAAGTCCAGGATCTATTGCAAAATATTCTTTATTGAATATCACATCTATAGAACTGCCGCTACCGTCTATAGTTATAGTAGCTGCCGTACCATGTGCGTCAGTATCAAAATATCCTGCTAAATCACTTGCTGTCTCTAAAACCATTATTTACCTTTTTTTGCAGGTGCTTTCTTAACTGCTTTAGTGCTTCTTTTTTTAGGTTTGTCGCTAACGTCTGTAGCAGATCCGTTAGACACATACTGTCTAGCTTCTGCCGCAGATACTTCAACAACTTCACCTTTTTTGCGCTTAATGCCTTTAACAAATGCTTCTGCTTCCATTTTTATATTTGCCATTTTTACTCCTTGAGTAAGAGGGGATTTTCATCCCCTCTTAAATCAATTATTAAGATACAACAATATCTTTAATAGCTGCGAAAGCTTGTCCATGTCTAAC